AAGAAAAGATACCTTAATACGGAATTTATTAAAGAGATTGCCTAAAGTGCTGCCGCCAAAACCGCCTTTATAAATATTATAGGCTTCCTGTGGATTAGATGCAGTGGGCCAGTATTGGAAGTTGGTGGTCCAGCCATTGAAACCGCCCGCGGGTGTCACTAAAATATTCGTATCCGGGTTTACCTTGGCCACCCCCGGGAGGACGCACGTACGTACTAATTTTCCGTCCAGATACAGGTCTAAAGTACGTCCGTACAAGCTGACAATTAAGTTGACCCATTTTTGTAAAGGGATGTTGGCGACATTGCATTGGTGAATAAGGGGCGCAGCGGACGCCGAATTAGACACAGGGTAACACGCGACGGCGACGCTTAAATTGTTTTCCATCGCATCTAAAGTAATGGACGGCCCCGGATTGTTATCTTTATCTAAACGTCCCAGAATAATCTTGGGTTCGCCAAAACGATAGTTCCAATCATTAATATAAAACCAGGTAGAATAGGTATAATTATTGGAGTTCTTGCTATTGGATAACGTGCTAGCCAAGATGATTTGTTGCACATTACCGTTGGCCATTCGGGTTAATTGCGTGGATTTGGCGAAAAACCACATAATCACGTAAATAATTACTATCACAAGAATAACTATTAACAAAATTTGGAGGATTTCCATAATATATATAATATCAGATATAATTTATATTCAATGAATAGAGGTAGAGAGAAATTATGCTAAATACTTATATTCATTATACTTATATTCATTATACTTATATTCATTATACTTATATTCATTATCAGAACTTTGTTTTGTCAATTAAAATTTCCTTAGCAATCCGTCGTATGATTTTGTTCTCGCTTTCTAGAATAGGTCCTTTTCCGCCAGTGGATTCAATGACCAACATCATATATTTATCATTTAACTTTGTTTGATTATCTTTACTTTCAGGGTACGCATTACTCCAATTATACACCAACTTCATATTTTTAAAGGAGACGTTTTTTATGGCCTGGCGGAGCTTGGGATTGTCTTTCTCTTCCTTGGCCCAGACATCGGCATCCTTTACGTAAATGATTTCTCTCTTGGCGTCGCTACAGTGGATCGGCCGTTTATAAACATCCATACTGTTGAGTTTATCTATCATAATTTTGGTAATCCCTTCCACGTAACCGAGTTCGCCTACACATTCTAAATCCGATAACTGAAGCTCAAACGAATTGGCGAAATCCGTGATATTCATAGCGTCTTTGCATTGTTCATTCAGGAAGAATTGAAGATTAAATGTCTTGTTATTACTGTTGTTGTTGCAATTTATATTGGTATTGGTATTGGTATTGATATTGCTGTTACTTTTACAGACATCTAACATTTGTTTTTGTAATTCGGTATTGCTTTTAACCATATCTAGTATAATATTCTTAAACTCCGTATTTTCTTTTATCATTAATTCTGTGTTGCTTTTGACAATATCTAATACAATATTTTTAATTTCTGAATTGTCTTTTATTAGTAACTCCATGAAATTTTTTTCATCTACTTTAAAGTCATCTTCATTGTCATTTGTGTCATTTTCATCTGTTGTTTGAATTACGATGGATTGTTCGTTTACTATCATTAATTCTTTGCAAGTCTTTCTATGTAAACTTAATCCTTGACGAAATTTATAGACTTTTCCACATTTGCACTTGTGTTCAGTCTGGCGAGTTTTTGGACTGGACGTTGAATTATGTTGGTGTTTACGTGTCAATAAATGTTTATTGAAATCACTTTCTTTAGAGCAGTTATAGTGACAAAACGTACAATCAAACTTTCCGACATCTTTTAGCGAGTTTTCTGGCATTAGTGACAGATTTATATTAGTGCAAGAAATTATTTCTAAACCTTTTTACTTAAAATATAGTAAAAAAATTTATGGTCACAAATATTTTTCTCTTAATAATTTTTCAGAGCATCTCCAAGCAAAATCACTTTTTTGAAAAAAAACGTTTTCATTTTAAAAGGGACTTTTCGTTTTTGGACATTTTTAAAATGTCCTTTTTTGAAAAAAGTCCGCCAGACCTGAAAACTACTTTTTTTTTCAGAAATTTCTTTATATAGAAAATATTTATTAATTATTTTTTTTAATTATTTTTTAAAATTTCTAATATTTGTTTTTGTATTTCACACATATTTTGTAACATATCTAATACAACCGTATTGAATTCTTCTTTATCTTTTGTTGATGATTCAAGGATACTTTTATCAGTATATTTGCTAAGACTAGTATCCATTTTATTAACATCTGTTGTGTGATTTATATTTTCTACATTACATTTTTTTGAATGCTTCCATAAACCTGAACTATATTGATAGTTATTGTTACATTTTTTACATGTATGAATAGTCTTTTGTTCTGGTTTATTTTCAATATTTTTTATATGTTTTGGAGTTGAAATATGTCTGAACCAGTCTCGTTTTTTACAGCATTCAAATTCACATTTTTCACAACTAATTTTTTGAATTATTTTTGGTGTTGTTTCTAGAATTCTTAAATGTTTGGGTCTCACAATATGACGCTTCCAATCACTTTGTTTGTCACATGTAAAATTGCATTTATCACAAGAAAAATTACGTATATTCAAATTTACTTTTTCTGGTATTTTAACATCTACTTTTTCTGGTATTTTAACATCTACTTTTTCTGGTATTTTAACCTCTACTTTTTCTGGTATTTTAACCTGTACTTTTATACTTGGCATTGGCTCAATACTATTTAATGTGGCTTTCAATGAGACAAAATATTCTTGTTCTTTTGTTTTAGCTTCAATAAGGTTTTTACAATTAAAAAAGTGTATTATTTCCATAGTCCAATTTGCCCACCCACCATTGTTTCTAATGAAATTATATAGTTTTCCATCACTATTTACACTAGATTGTTTATGCTGATCTCTTCGTTGAACAAAATTTGTCGTATGACCCACATACAGATCCGTTACAATTGGGTCTTTGCAGGTAATTTTGTAAATTAAAGTCGCCGAATAATCTACGGATTTTTCTTTCATTTATGTATAATATAACAAAATTAATCTTTAATATGTATACGTATATCTATTATACTTGCTACTTTTAATATATTATATTTTTGCCATATTATATTTTTATTATATTATATTTTTGCCATTTTGTACTTTTTATAAAAGTATATATATAATATGTTAACCGTTCCATTAAGGTATATTCCTTCAGGTTTATCAAAGAAAGATCGGAAGAAACAAGCGAAGATGTTGAAAAAATCCCGGAAGCTTTATAAACAAAAGAAATATTACACTCGGAAAGCATTGCCGTCCTATAAACATAAGGTTTCTGAACATATTGTAAAAGCCCGACGGATGTATAATGTAGATAAGATTGGGCCGACCAAAGAATTCGCACAGGCTACGGGGTGCTCCATAAACGCTCTTAAACAAATTATTAAAAAAGGGCAAGGAGCTTATTTTTCATCAGGTTCGCGACCGAATCAAACGGCGCAATCATGGGGGGTCGCACGATTAGCAAGTTCAGTGACTGGTGGGAAGGCGAGTGCGGTGGATTTTAAAATTTTAGAACAAGGCTGTAATCATACGAAGAAGGCCTATAGATTGGCAAAACGTAATAAAACATCCTACGGCAAACACCGTGTTCCCAAAGTAACTGTTTAAATATTAATTCGTAGACGGTGGCAAGTTGACACTCGGCAGAACTTTATTCGTATTCGGCTGATAAAGGGCCTGGACACATGAACAGTACCCAGCGGTTTTCTTAATGGCATTGATAGAAAACTGCCCATGACCAATGGTGGTTGGTAACCCTTGTTTCGTATTAATTCCACCAGACATTTTTTGGTTATTGTTAATGTAGGCAAGATAAGGCGACGCAGTATGAGACATTATAATATATATACACCTTTTAGAAAAAGGTGTAGCCAAAAAAACAACCTTTTAAAAACAACCTTTTAGAAAAAGGTTGGACCAAAATTTACTATAAAATTAATAGTAAATTTTGTGTTAACTTCATAGTAATTTTATAGTAAATTTTGGTCCAACCTTTTTTGAAAAGGTGTGTTTTTGGCTACACCTTTTTCCAAAAGGTGTGTTTTGGCTACACCTTTTTCTAAAAGGTGTCTTTATAATACATAACATTTCTAATACCTCCCGCTAATCCATTGTTACTACCCACTTGGATACTTTCATATGTCATATACGGCGCGATACTCGGTCTAGAACCTACCAATTCGCCATTCAAGAACACATCCATGGTCCCCCGGTCATATTTGATAACCATATTATTCCATTTTTGGTAAAGGATGTTCTTCGTTTTATAGATTTCCACGGTTTTCTTTTCCTCTCCCGGTGGCGCACTTTCCACTAAAACGCGCAAGGTATTTAAGGCTCCATTGAATTGCACCGCGGGTTTGTCGCCATATGTCAAAATATTGGTAAAGGTATTGTAGGCCGGACTCGTATTGGGGGGTTGGGGATTCAAGTAAAACCAAAAAGATAGCGCATAATGGTAGTTGAATTTTTCTAGTGGCATATTTGCATTTGCGACCGTATTTGCATTAGTATTTGCATTTGCATATAATTCCGCAAACGTCCCTAAAGTCGCCTCTTTATTGATATACTGGGGATCTTTTAAAAGTTGCACACCGTTCTTGGTGGCGAAGGCGTGGAGACCCAGGGGAATGAGCACCCACAAGACAATCAGCACCACTTCCGCTAAAAGAAGCAGCCACACCGGTTTTGTCGTGATATTGTATTGATTTTTCACATAATCAATCAATGACAGCACTAAACAGGGTAAAAACATAAGCAGGTTGAAAAAGAAGGACGCAATCGTCTTATTGTCTTTACCCCTACTTTTAGCCACATCAAAATACGGTTTTAACACAGTGTAAACACCTGCGAGGGCGACAATGATAATCGTGAATTTTATAATATAACGCAACAGCGTCAGGATACCGAGTCGCCCCTCCGCAATGAAGCCACCTACATATTTAAGCAAGATAACCGAGCCGAGAAAGACCCCAACGGTACCCAAAAGTTTTATTAAAAAACCCGTTTCCGTTGGTCCCGTGTTAGGGAGAGCTATTTTCTCTGAGAGAAAATAAAATAAAACAACATAGATAAGCGAGACGAGCAGGGTTAAACTATTCGTGAACACGGGATAATTCGTGGAAATGCTAAACGGGTTATACCAGTAGAGAATGAGAATGAAACAGATGTATTCTAATACTTCTATCGCGCCAATATAACTGGTTTTACTATAGACCTTTTCACTAAAATTATTATATAAGGTTTTGGTATTTTGTAATGTAGGTGGTGGCATTTAGGTATATATATAGAGAGAGTATTTTCTTAGTCAATGCTAGTTTTATCAAAAACTATAGGTTAATTATTTTATATTTTTGATTTATATTTAGAGTAATACGTATTTTACACCCTTGAAGATTTAAAACCGAACCTTTTAACAACCTTTTAACAACCTTTTAACAACCTTTTAGAAAAAGGTTGGGCCAAAAAACAACCCGATGGAGAAAAAGATTGGACCAAAAATTACAATTAATTAAAATACGTACGTATATTGAAATTATTGTAATTTTTCTAAAATATTTTAGTAAAATGTTGCAGTACGTAGGTGTTTGAATTGATTGTAATTTTTGGTCCAACCTTTTTCTAAAAGGTTGTTTTTTGCTACACTTTTTCTTAAAAAGTGTGTGTTAGAGATTCTCAAACGCTGTTTTCTTCCCATGACAATCCCGACACAAGGCCACTAAATTATCCACGTGATTGGACCCCCCATTATCTAACCGAATCTTGTGATCTACTTCAAACCACGCCGGCAGTTGTTGTTTACACGCTCCACATTTCCACCCTTGTTCAGCGGCGACAAATTTCTTTTTGGTTTCACTGACGGAACGTTTGGTCGCCTTTTGTCCTACTGCACTTGCTTGCCCCCCTACACTTGCATTATTGTAGCCCGAGTTCATCACCCGATTCTGTTGCACCGCATAACTGTTTGGCGGCTGTGCAAACATTTGGCCCTTATCCGTCAAATCAAACAATAAATTGGTCGCGTCTTTGTCAATCGGCAAATATTTAATAATCCCATTGGCATGGGTAAATAAACTCCGCGAATGTCCCGGATATTTCTTTATAAACAAGTAGGCGGAGAGCCCCACAAAGCCAATAGAAATCATTTGATAGTATTTCTTCCAGGATTTCATGATTTGCACATATTTTCCATCATAATAAGTATTGACAATGAAGAAGGCCGTCGCACCAAAGATGAGGAGTTCAAATTTCATAGTTATATTAAAGACATATTATTTCATATAACTATAGATCTATTTCATTTGGCTCTATTTCATTTGGCTCTATTTCATTTGGCTCTATTTCATTTGGCTCTATTTCATTTGGCTCTATTTCATTTGGCTCTATTTCATTTGGCCCTATTTCATTTGGCTCTATTTCATTTGGCTCTATTTCATTTGTCATTTGTTAAGGTATAAATATATTCCTAAAAGGACTATTACCGATGCAATAATTGCGAACGCGATTTTTTCTCTCCGCTTCCGTTGTTCCTGGTCTTTCACTGCCTTGGGTTTATAAAGTTCATAATACTTTATCATCGCTTCATCCATAGACAGTTCTGGTTTCTCCAAAGCCACGTTAATCTTATTATGGATAAAATGAACCCACTTGACAAAAGCCGCTTGCGAATCTAGGTAAGGTGTCACTGGATATTTGTCTAACATTTTACTAAAGCCATTGCCTATTTCTTTCACAGGGATAAATAAAGGTAAGTTGGAGATGAAGTCATAATATTTCTTCTTCACCACGTCATTCGGTCGTTCTGGATAAGTAATGGCGATCGTATGTAAGACAAACCAATAATGCGGTCCCCAAATTTCGGGATTTAAGGTCATTATAATAAAAGATATAAAAACATTCTTGATTTAACCAATAACACAATGGTTGAACCTTATACAAATACATACAGAACTATTAGTACAAATGATACCTTAAGCCTCAGTCTTAGTAGTCGTACAAGTATTAATCATTGCAATAATTGCGGGATAACTGGACATACGTTTAATAATTGTAAGTTTCCAATTACAAGTGTAGGCATTATTGCTTTTCGGTATAATGCACAGACACAACTAGAGTATTTGTTGATCCGACGGAAGGATACTATTGGTTTTATTGAATTTATGCGGGGTAAATATACCTTGAATAATAAATTATATTTATTGAATATTATCTCGGAAATGACGAGGACTGAAAAGGGCAAACTGTTAACGGAAGACTTTGACACATTGTGGTTTGGCCTGTGGGGTGATTGTGTATGTAATCAATTTCGGAGTGAAGAGAAAAATGCCCGGGATAAATTTGAAGCCCTAAAGTTAGGTATAACGACAAACACGGGTGCAAATGTAGTAGGGGCAAATGTAGTAGGGGCAAATGTAGTAGGGGCAAATGCAAATGCAAATGCAAACAGCATGACAAACAGCGTAGGCGCAAACATCGTAGGTACAAACATCGTAGGTACAAACACCCTACATTATAGTTTGCAATCCTTAATTGCTGAAACGACAACGGATTGGATAGAACCCGAATGGGGGTTTCCGAAAGGACGACATAATAATTTAGAAAAAGATCTATCATGTGGATTACGTGAATTTGAAGAAGAAACAGGTTATCCCACACATAATATAAAAATCATTCAAAATATCTTACCCTATGAAGAAATATTTACTGGTTCAAACTACAAATCTTATAAACATAAATATTACTTGGGTTACATAAATCTAACACAGGGACCTTATAAGTCGTATCAAGATACGGAGATTAGTAAAATAGCCTGGTGTACTTATAAAGATGCCCAGAAATTAATCCGACCGTATAATTTAGAAAAACTGGCCATGTTGGAAAAAATCAATACAGTTCTGCTGAAATATAATGTGTATGCCTAACCACAACCTTTTGGAAAAAGGTTGGGCCAAAACACCACCTTTTAAGAAAAGGTGGGACCAAAACACCACCTTTTAGAAAAAGGTGGGACCAAAAACAACCTTTTGGAAAAAGGTTGGGCCAAAATTCAGTGTAAATTCAGTGTAAATTCAGTGTAAATTCAGTGTAAATTCAAGGTTGTGTTTTGGTCCAACCTTTTCTTAAAAGGTTGATTTTGCTACACTTTTTTTAAAAGTGTATAGTAATGAGTACTAAAGAGGTTAAACCTCGTTGTCCAAAAGGAACTAGAAAAAATAAAAAAACAGGAGAGTGTGAGAAAATAAAGGAAAAAGCGGCACCGGTGTCTGCTTTGCCTGCTGTGTCTGCTGTGCCTGTGTCTGCTGTGTCTGCTGTGCCTGCTGTACCTGCTCTATCTGCTGTGCCTGCTGTACCTGCTCTATCTGCTGCCCCTGCTGTACCTGCTCTGGTTGAGCCCATCGGTAATGCCGCAAAAATAAATGAACAAAAGAATAAAATGGAATTGAAAGAGCGGGCGGAGTTTGCTGCTGCAGATGCATCTTTACCCTACCTCTACCCTAATCTCAATGACCCTAATTTTAATGTGAATCTTGCTGTCCGTAAAGAGTTCTATGACACCCAGTATGACGGGGAAATCAAAGATGTTGTCACCGAATCCGAGATCATGTGTAATGCGGATTTTGAATTAGCGCCGCATCAGCTTTTTGTCCGGAATTTTCTCTCTTTTCAAACGCCCTATAACAGTTTGTTACTTTATCATGGTTTAGGCAGTGGGAAAACCTGTTCCGCCATTAGTATTGCCGAAGAAATGCGAGATTATTTAATTCAAATGAATATTGCGAACCGCATCATTATTGTCGCTTCACCCAACGTGCAAGAAAATTTCAAGCTGCAGCTGTTTGATGACCGGAAGCTTAAACTCATTGATGGCATGTGGAATATTCGCTCCTGTACAGGGAATAAGTTTTTAAAAGAAATTAATCCGATGAATATGAAAGGCTTGACGAAAGAAACCATTATAGCGCAAGTGAAACGTATTATTAACACGTATTATGTTTTTCTTGGGTATACGGAGTTTGCCAATTATATTCAAAAGAAAAGCAGTGTGGGCGACGAAGTCACGGATCCCAAGAAACGGAATAACATTATTCGGAATAAACTTAAACAGAATTTTAGCAATCGTTTAATTATTATTGACGAGGTACACAACATTCGGATCTCTGATGACAATCCAGAAAAGAAACGGGTCGCGCAAGAATTGTTTAAACTCGTAACCTATGCGGATAATTTGCGGCTCCTGCTGCTGTCGGCCACCCCAATGTACAATAGTTACAAGGAAATTATTTGGTTGGTGAATTTGATGAATCTCAATGACCGGCGCGCCACGGTTGAAATCAAGGACGTATTTAATGCGGACGGGTCCTTTAAGTTGACTAAGGCGGGGGAACCTGTGGGGGAAGAACTATTGATTCGTAAAGCGACGGGTTATATTTCTTATGTCAGAGGCGAAAACCCGTATACGTTTCCGTATAAGCTTTGGCCGGCGGAATTTGCCCCGGAGCATACCTTCTTAACACAGCCGGCCCCTGTCGTGCAATTAAATGGCAAACCCTTGGTGCAACACATTGAATTTCTCTCTTTATATTTAGTGGAGGTGGGAGCTTATCAACAAAAAGGGTATGATTATATCTTACAAAAGGTGAAACAAAGTAAGACTAAGGGGTTGGCCTTTGAGAACTTGGAAGCCTTTGGCTACACCATGTTACAGAAACCCATAGAAGCCTTGAATATGATTTATCCAGATGAGAGACTGGCAAGCGTAGCGGGTCCAACAAGCGCAGCGGGTCCAGCAAGCGCAGCAGCAAGCGCAGCAGACACAAGCGCAGCAGACACAAGCGCAGCAGACACAGTAAACATTGACACAGCGGATATCGTTGGCTCCGGGGGTTTGAAACGCCTCATGACGTTTACCGAGACAATTTCGCCGCCAGGGCGCTATGATTTTGAATACAAACCGAGTAAATGGGGCCGCATTTTTGCCCCGGATGAAATAGGCAAATACAGTGGCAAGATCAAGGCTATTTGCGACCGGATTATGCATTCTACGGGGGTGGTATTGGTCTATGCCCAGTATATTGATGGCGGGCTCTTGCCGATTGCGATCGCCTTGGAAGAACTCGGGTTTACCCGGGCTGGGACGGTAAAATCACTGTTTAAAACACCGCCGACGGAGAAAATAGATGCGATTACACTAAAGATAAAAAAAGACCAAGACGCTACAATGAAGTTCCACCCCGCCAAATACGTCAT